TAAGTGTTAATACTTTGCTTTTGGTTGCCATTTAAGTTCCTTTGTAAGTTAGTTATGCTGTTTATTTACAGCATATTTATATTATAGTACCAGTTAGACCTTTTGTCAAGAATTAAGTTAGGGTGTTGTAAGTATACAACACCCGCATATATTACTCTACTGGGGGCCAGCCAATGGGGCAAGGACTGGCACCGTGTTCAATAACCATACGCTTACGGTTAAACTTGCGTTGATAGTTAGGACCCAATAGTGTAAATGCTTTAGCCACCAATAGTTCTACATCGTGTTGGGTAAGTTCTTGTTCAAGCTGTGTATAAAAGACCTGGACAAGATCGCCATCACGGTCACCGACATAAATGTTCATCATTGCTTCATTAGCACGAGGAGTTCCAGACATAACCTTACTCATATAACTGGCACCATAAGCAGTGATACCACCTCGTGTGAATTTGTCTTGTCCTTTAGGGATAAAAGCCAGATTACAAATTTCAGTAGTATAAGCCATTAAGCCTTCTGGTAAATTAACACGCGGAATAGGTTGTAAATGGAAAGGCGTGTTGTGTAGTAAGTCTTCAGTTTTGTAAAGTTTCATCTTCATAGTGTGTATCCTTAAGTTAGTTAATGTGTTATGCTGTTTAACAGCATAACCATATTATAAGTCCGTTTGTGTGTGTTGTAAAGCATTTTTTAGTAAGAGTTTGTAAGTAATGGGCCGTTGTATTTGTGCAACAGCCCGCACCCGTTAAGGCTTTTTAATAGTAGTAAAGGTAGCGTTGGGATAACGCTCAATCAACCGTTCCAAAGCACTGGGCTTATAGTGTGTTCTTGGAGGAGCCGTTTTATCCAAGATAACACTACGGTTTTTCCAAAGTAGCCAGAGGTACTTGAAGATGCCAATATCCACAATATCAACAGGGTATTGTAAAGGTATGAAGGCATTCTTCTTATTTGCTCGCACCCAGTAAGTTGGCAGGGCTTCCAATCCAATGGGTAGTCTATAATGCCTTGTATAGACAAAACGGCTTATTGGTTCTTGACTAACATATATTTTCATAGTGTAGCCTCTGTAATAAGGTCCATATTGTGTGTGCGTTTAGTTACAAACGCAGCATAAACAACTTCTGGAAAAAACAGATCAGCACTCTCCAAAACAAAGTCAATCCATTCTTCATAACTATCCTCTTCAACATCATCGTGTTTTTTTAGGTCATTGTAAACACTACGCAGAAACTTGTGTGCTAGATCTTGTGTAATAAAAGTACCCATAATATTTGTCCTTGTAAAGTTGTGTTAGTTATGCTGTGTTTACAGCATAACCATAGTATACAACCGTTTTTGTGTTTTGTAAAGCATTTTTTTGTAAGTGAATGTAAGGGCTGTAGCATAATTGCAACAGCCCGCACCCGCTTAAAAAGGATCGTTTTCCAAATTTAATTTAGGAGCCTTTTTGCGTAGTGTAGCAGTAGGACTACTTTCTGGCTTGACCTTATTGTGCTTTTTTAAGTAGTCTTCTACTACTGTTTTGTAAGGCTCCTCTTGCATTTCTGGCATTTGACAAATAGCTAATACAGCCTCCAGTTTAGTATCTACCAAATCGTCTAATTCAAACATCCTTACATCTGGGTGTCCTGTTTTAACAAGATGCACTATCCTGCTAACATCACGGCCCCAGCGTAGTTTAATTTTATCTCGAAAAAGACTTGTACCACATACACCATAATTCATAAGTTTTCCTTTAAAAGTTAAGTTAGTTATGCTGTTTATTTACAGCATATTTTTAGTGTAGCACCACTTTATCCGTTTGTAAAGCATTTTTTTGTAAGAATTTGTAAGATGTAGGTGTTGTTTTTTAACAACTAATTGTAGGGAATAACCACACGGCTTAAATGGTCATTGACCTTAAGTTTGTTCAAATACCTTTTCCAATTTCTACGCTCTGGTGGTAAGTTGTAGCGTTGTGCCATAATTCTGTATGTCTTATGAAGTTTGGTTAATCTTAATTGAACATCTATTTCCCAACTACTTTTAACTGGTAGTTCATAGCTAATAATATTTCTTAACCTATAAACACCATAATTTTGCATATACATCCTTAAGGCAAAATCGTGATCTTCACCTGGAAATATATCCTCTGAAAAATATAGATTAGGTTTTAGATTTTTAAGCCAAAATATTCTACTACACAATGTTAAAAAGCTGTAGTCAAAGCATAGTTCCTTATTCCAATTTATGTTTGAATATTTTGGATCTGTATTGTTATACTTTCTCGTAAAAGCACCATCTCCTACAATAAAGTCGTGATGTGGTTCAATGATATCTATATTGCGTAATAGTTCATTTTTTTCAATAAGAATATGGTTAAGATTAATATTGGTATGAGGCCATTGTTTATGTTGTTTAAGTATCACATCATTGTCCATAAACAAGGCCCAAGGATCATTACTTGCATAAAAGATTTCTAAAAGTTTATTGCGTGCTTGTCCAGATAAGACCGTTGGATGAACAATATAATCAATATAATCATAGGTTAAAAACTCGTGTGGATCATAATCCATAGCCAATATGACAAATTCAAGTTTAGGATCTTGTAGATGCCACCAATCAATTTGCCTTTTATGATTTATAACCCTATTGGCTCTGTCCAGTAAGCGTTCTCTTGTACCAAAATAACTTATAATGTATGCCTTCATTATATTATCCTTTCATAGTATTTTAGCCCAATTTTAAAAATAATACATAAATATTGGGTATTGGATTAATTATCCAAATCAAATACTCATATGGAGGCGAGGCAACAATGGCCGATGAAAACATTGGTGAGGTGGCAACTGGTGCTGCCGTTAATAACACTGACCAGGCAAAAGCAAAAACTTACACACAAGAAGAAGTAGATAGTATGATGGCTCGTACCAGAGCAAGTTTAGAAAAGAAGCTGTTAAAACCTTTTGAAGATTTAGGTGATCCAGCAGAAATTCGAGAAGTGCTCAAGGAACATCAGAAGAGACAACAGGAAGCCCAACTTAAAAGGGGTGAATGGGAAAAAACGCTACAAGATATAGTGGGTAAGAAGGATGCTGAAATATCTAAAAGAGACGCCATAATCAAGGAATACAAGATTAATACACCCTTAATCAGTGCTGCCAGTAAGTTAAATGCTGTTAATGCAGAACAGGTCAAGGCCCTATTGATTAATCAGGTTAGACTAAATGAAAGTGGCGAAGTAGAGGTAGTTGATGGTAAGGGTTCGGTTAGATACAAGGATAGTGGAAAAATATTCGAAGTAGATGACCTGGTTAAGGAATTTTTAGATACCAATCCACATTTCCGTAGTGCCAATCCTACAACAACTGCCACAAAAACCAATATAGCCAGTCGTGGTACACAATTAGACATAACCAAATTGGATATGCGTAATCCAGATGACCGTGCTCGCTATAAGGAATATCGTAAGGCCCAAGGTCTTACCTAAACTTTTAAAAGGAAAATGAGATGGCAGCTTTAGCAAATCAAACAGATACCAGTACCCTCGCTACGCTATTACCAGCAATCATAACAGAAGCAATGTTTATGGCCAATGAGTTAAGCATTATGCGTGGCCTGGTAAGAAATTTTAGTATCCCAGCAGGACAGGGCAAGACCGTTACAGTACCTAAATACCCAACTGTTACAGCCAGTGCAGTAACAGAAGGTGATGAAGTCACAATGGTACCAGTATCAACCAGCAGTGTTACACTAACAGTGAGCACAATTGGTGTTCGTGCTTTTGTAACAGACTTGGCTCGTGTAACAGCACAGGCCAATGTGGTAGCAGATATTGGTCGCTTATTTGGCGAAGCAATTGCTCGTAAATTAGACAAAGATTTATTAGCCCTATTCAGTGGATTTAGTGTGGGCGTAGGCACAGCCAGTCCAGCAACAGCAGGCAATATGAACGCTGCTCTTATAGCAGAAGCATTAGCCAAACTGCGTGCGGGTAGTGTGCCAGCAGATGCATTAGCCTGCGTGGTACATCCTTATGTGGCCTATGACCTAAAGAAAGATATGACCAATACATTTAGTAATCCAAATCCGGGTATTATTCAAAACCAGGCTATGACTACTGGTTATGTAGGTCAGTTGTTTGGAGTACCAATTTTCGAAAGTGCTAACTTGGAAAATAACGGTACAGCAGGCGACTATGTTGGTGCAGTATTCCATCGTGATGCATTAGGTTTAGCACTTGTGGGTGATATGATGTTAGAAACCCAAAGAGTTGCAGCCAGACTTGGTGATGAGATTGTGGCCAGTATGCACTATGCTGTAGGTGAACTACACGATGCATATGGTATCAAGATCACAGCAGATTCAAGCATAGTCTAATAGGAGTTAGAGATGGCCTTTGTTACAAGTAATAATACCATAGTAAGTTTTGCCGATTACAACGATGTACTTGTTCGTGATCAAAGATTATTCACCGTTAATGAAGGCCTGTCAGATGATGTGGTGGAGCCCTTGTTAGAGCGAGCAACACAGCGTATATTGAGCAAGTTAAGTGTTACAGATTGGTGGCGTAGTTATTGGCTACGCCGTCAAATTGGTACAAACACGGTACAAAATGTTGCTGACATTCCTGCTATTGACATAGATCGTATAGTGGGGCGACAACAAGATTTTACGGATCTCTGCGTGTATGTAGGTTTAGCCGAATACATACTACCATTAATAGCAGATTTTAGCAATGATGATAGTGCAGAGCGTAAGAAGATGGGATATTACAGCGTGCAGGCAGAAAAATTATTTCAAGAACTTGTAACATTAGGTGATTGGTATGATTTTGATGATGACGGTGTAGTAGAACAGAAGGAGCGTAGCCCAGGTCAATACATAGCCAAGAGAGTAAGATGAGAGACATACTACTACCTATAGTTCAAGACACAGACACAGGTGTATTCCTGGTCAGTCAAGAACTACCGTTCACTGTGGATGGCATAGCCCTATTTGTAAAAAATCCTAAAAGGATTTATGTGGATATGGCACAGAGCCAGCAGACCAGCATAGCTAACACACTGGATAATGGTAGTATCGTGTTAGAAAATACTCAAATCAAAGTGTATATGAGTTGTGAAAGTAAGGTTGTAGCAGGCTACACCGAAGCAATTGACAATCTCAAACTATTAGTAGACGACGATGAATTAAAAGAGTGGAGCCAAAGAAGTGTCAATGTCCTAACAAGGTATGACTCTAATTTGCTCATAACAGAATTGACTTATCAATTCAGGAAACTTTTATAAAGGAATACAAATATGGCTTACATTAACGCAGCAACCAGCGGTAATTTTGTAAGACTATTGATTACAACTACTATATCTGGTAGTTTAGATCAAGCAGACTTCATTACCAGTGGTGTGCCTTCAGCAGGTGTATTAGATGTACCTGCACTACAGGACATTAACCTAACCAATGCTCCAGCCACATTCCGTTGGAGACAATTGGATAGTTTAAGTGAAAATGTAGTAACAACTGTTAGTACCAATACCGTAGCAGGTAATTTAGTTTTAGATCCTGCAACATTTTTTGGTACAACAGGTCCAGCAGGAACTACAGCAGCAGCATTAGGCTTGTTCAATTTGGCAAATAATAAGACATTAGTTTATTTTATGATTTGTATGAATGGAACCAGCAGTACTGACCGTGCATTTTTAGGACAAGGTTATATAACTAACCTGGCTCCAAGTGTTAGTGCTGATAGTCCAGTGTTTGTTAGTAGTTTTACCATTGAAGTTGATGGTAACTTTACTCCAGTAACACTAACTTAATTGTTAGTTCTGTGAAAGAGGGGCTAAAATGCCCCTTTTTTTGTAAATGTTGTAAATAATAGGAAGGATTTATGGATATTATAGATAAGAAAACCAATAGTGAACTACTACGCAGTACCTTGGCAGAGTTAGCCAAAGCCAAAAGTGAGTTGCAGTGTGCTCGCAATGATTTAGACAAGATGAATAGTCGTCTTGGATTCGCAATAGCAGTGGTCAATAAAATGATTGATAGAAATATAGAGGAGATTGGTAGATGAAATTGACACAATTAAGCAAACAACCCCAACTAATCAAGTTAAGTTTAGATGATGAGGAAACCATTGAGCAGTATGGTGAGCCATTAGAATTTTGGATTTATGACCGTATTGATATGAATACCTTTGTCAAAATGGCTGTGTTAAAGCCAGATGATTTTGGTCGTATGGTTGAAACCGTACAACATCTTATATTAGATGAAGATGGTACTCCTATTATTAGAGATGGTTTGGTATTGCCCAGTGTTATATTAGGTCGTGTGGTTACAAAGGTAGTAGAAACCTTGGGAAAGTAACAGAGGAGGCACTGGATCCAAAAGGTGCAGAGTTATCTATGATAGTGTGTATAGATGCTATGGCCAAAAGATATAGTTTATTGCCCAGTGAAGTATTAGAGCGTGCCTCCACTTTTGATCTTGTTATATTAGATGCTACACTGGGTTATGAGCAGTATATGACCAATAAGGATCGCAAGCAGCCAGTAAGTTTAAGTCCAGATCAGTTGGCACAAGTTAAGGAGCAGTTTTATGCAAATAAAGATGGATCTCAAAGAAGTAGCCAAGTTGTTAGGTGAAGCAGGACAAGTTCCCAAAAGTTTAATAGAAGATACACATCAATATTTTGTAGATACTACTCCTATTAGAACTGGTCGTGCCAGACAAAATACCAATTTACAAAATTATACCATAGAGGCAGACTATCCTTATGCAGAAAGATTAGATCAAGGATATAGTAAGCAGGCTCCTAAAGGTATGACCGAACCCACCATTAAGTATATGGAACAGCGTTTGGATCAGTTAGTAGGAGGTATCAAATAATGGCCAGTCTAAAAGTTGTATTAGAGTTAGATAATAATGGATATATCCGCAGTATAAAAGAAGCGGATGACGCTACAGAAAAATTTAGTAGAGAAGCCAAAAAAGGTATTGACCAAACCAATAACAGCGTTAAAAGTCTTAATACCAGTGCCAGTAAACTACAAGACCTGCTACAAAAAGTCCAAGGACTATTAATTGGTGGTGCATTTTTAGGATTTGCTACAAATGCCTTAATGGCTGCTGACAGAGTAAATGATTTAAGTGATGCCTTTGAATTGAATATAAGCAAAATATATGAAATTAGGCAGGCACTAAAAGAAGCAGGTGGAGAGTATGAAAATGTAGATAAGTTGATTGTTACATTTTACAAAAGTATTGATGAAGCAGCCAGCGGCAGTGATAAAGCACAACAGGCATTTGGCAAAGTAGGAATTAGTTTACAAGATTTAGCAAAATTAAGTCCAGAAGATTTATTTGACCGTGCTGCTCGAGGGTTAGTAGGTATTAATGACCCAGCGACTCGTAGTGCATTAGCCATAGATTTATTTGGTAAAAGTATGGTTGGAGTAAGTCCCAGTGCCTTTGCCGATGAATTAGAAAAACTGCGTGGTAAGTTTGTAGAAAATGAAAAAGCCACTAAAGAAGCAGCCAGACTTATAGGAGAATTTGAAAAGAGTCTAAATGACCTACAATTGACATTCATTAAAACTTTTGGTCCAGCTATAAAATTAGTTGCTGATTTTGCTAATTGGGTTGCAAAAAGTGAAGTAGCAATTCAATTGTTATCAGTAGCATTATTAGCTATTCCTGGTGTAGCATTTGGTAGATTAATAGGAGCAAGTATAAGCAGTGCTTCAAGAGGATTCAGCATACTATTAGACAA